CGTTGGCGCAGCGCCGGCCAGCATTGCCGGTGCAATTGCCGTTGCGTCCATCGTCATGGTTGCCGCCGCTGACGAGGACGTAGGCGTGATGGCGGCGAGTTGTACGGGAACCGAAGCAATCGTATCGGCCTTTTTTGTTGATGCCGTCGTCTTGCGCGACGCAGCCGAACCGGTTTTCGCGGGCGCGGCCTTTGCAGACGGATCTGTGGGCGGCAATGCCGGCGTAATACTCGCGACCAAGGGTGCGACGATGCCCGGCGCGTCCGCCGCGATGGTTGCCGCCGCTGCGCCTACCGAGGACGTCGGCGTGATGCTGGCGAGTCGTATCGAGGCTGCAACCGAAGCCGTTGTATCAGGTGCATCCGCGATCTTTGCCGGTGTCGTCATCGGCACTGATGACGCCGGCGTAATGCTGGCAACCTTGTTACGCGGCGCCGCCGAGTTGGTTTTAGCCGGCACGATCGCCGGCTTTGCCGCGGGAGTTGCCGCCGGCAAAGATGTTGGCGTGAGGCTGGCAAGTTGTACTGGTGCGGCGAGGGAAGCGGTTGTCGCCTGCAAGTCGAAATCAAATTCCCAGACCGGATCGGGAATCGCCTTGGCTAGCAGCGCAACCGATTCACGCGTCAGTGTTGGCGCCGTCAATGCTTCCCATTCGATCGCGGTTTGCTTTTTTACCGCGGCCGAGGGTTCATTTACGGCTGTCGCAACCGGCATGGTTGCGGGCTGAGGCGACGGGGTTGCGCGCGTATTCCACAGGCCGTCACGTGCGGCCGGATAGGGGCTCGACTGCGCAAGCGGAAGCCCGACGGTGAATGCAACTGCTCCGCATGAAACGCCCGCCAACAAGATCACGGCGCGCGAAATTCGATCCGCCGGCTTCGCGGCTTGGTGCCCCCGCATAACTTACTTCCCCCAAACAAAATCCCGGACGGATGTTATCCGGGTGAACGTAGGCCGCAACGCGGCACCAGAACGCTCAAATTGCGGCGATGTTCATCATTATCTCTCAACGTTATCATGGGGTTAATGAACAGAGGTAATTTTTGGTGGATGGCCGTGCCTTAAAGTGAGGCGAAAGTTGGGAAGCTAAGCCTCTGCGTCGCAATGGGATTCGCTGCTATGCCGGGCGCCAAGCATCAAGCACAACGGAGCACAGCTTTGCACAGCCACCACGCTTGACGCGCCACGCGTGTTTCGGGTATTGGCGAAATAGTTCAGTCGAATTGCGCCCGGGACCGTGATCGGTGCTCGGGCGTTTCCTTTGGGCGGCTTGCAACACGCCCCCCCGCAACGCGTCGAGGTTTCGGAGTTTCGACCGAGCCCCTGCAACAAACGGAAAAATCCCATGGCCCCTCAACGTCATCGGCCAGTCGGCCTCGTGCCGGCTGCCGCCAGACGATTTATCGATGCATTCGCAGCCGACTTGGAGTCGAATTGCTCGACGGTGATCGCAGCAATCCGCGAGGAGAAACCTTACGACTATTTTCGGATCGCCGTCAGTCTGCTGCCCAAGGAGCTCCCCGTTGAAAATGCCAACCTGGAAGAAATGACGGACGAAGAACTTGCAGTCATCCTCAACACCGTTCGATCTCTCATCGCTGCACGGCTTGCAACGTCACCTGGAGAAGGAAGCCAAGCGCCGGGATCAGGGAGTCCATCGCAACGCGAGCCTGGAATTCTTCATGGCGCAGCAGCTCAAGATTCGAACCAAAAAGGGGATCGATCGAGCCGCTGATCTTCAACTCCTTTGGCACGATGTTTGGCTACTTCTCGTGCAGATGTTTGATATGGAGATCGTCTCAACCAATTGACAGCGCAAGCAGCGGGCGAAACCGGCTCGCAAATTGGCAACAGGACGACTCAAGCAGGTGATCGATGCTGACAAGCCGGCACGCTTGTTCATCGATATAGGCGGCGCCGGCGTCCGGAGTGTATGATCGCATCCGCGGATGGGCGAACTTTAGGTTCAAGCTGGACGATGTCGTCGTGACGGCATTGATGGACGACACCGATGGACCTATGATGCCTTTCGTCTACTCCGACGAACTGTCGCTCCTCCTCCTGCTCTCCAGCATCGTTGATTCAATAACGCATTGAGTAACGACAACGCGCCGTGCCTTCGGCGCGGGCGCTCTGGCACACGCCGCGCTCGCATCGGCCTCGCCGGCCGGGCGGACTATCAATCAAGCATATCCAAGATAGGAGAATGAGTTGGCCCCTTGGTATTCCAACGCCGCCTTTGGGCGGCAGTCACTGTATCCATCATCATTCAATGACGAAAGTGGTGGCCGACCGGATCGATAGCTTTGCCCGCGCTGGCGGGCGGGATCAATGGTTATCCGCAGGGGCGGCATGATCCGGTTGACCGATGGGATCCCGTCGGGCATGCTTTGCAGTCTGTGGATGCAACGCCGACTGGCGCCGCGACCATTCGTGCATTCGGCTATCCCGAGGATGTGAGCGCCAACCCAATTCCAGTGCAATGGTTTTCGCCTCTGGTCAGGCCCTTTGTCGGGAGGATGGGTGCAGATACCCTTCTTGCGAAGCCCCCTGCAAGTTGGCTGCCGAAAGGACTTACTCGATCCGATCTTGGGCGTCTTGCTGAATGGGGCAAGGAAATGGAAGCCAAGCCATGGGCGGAGCAGGTTGCGAACAATCCGCAATTTCGTGGCGAAGTCCTCAAGAGATTAAAGGGTGCCGGATTTACAAGGGACATGATTGGAAATTGGGCGACAGGATATGGGCGAGCTTTTGGGAGACCGTGGGCTGAACAATTCGGCCACCGTGCGAACGGTTTGCGACACCTCTATGAGAAGTGGACAGAGGAAGCCAGTTCGACTACACCCGCTCTCCCATCGGTGAGTTCGCCTTACGGGGAATGGTGTCTCGATCCTACGCTGTGCACGTAATTGGCGATCGGAAACATGAAAAATGGCGAGATTGACTGTGAGCAATCATTCTGACAAAGCGATGGACCTCGCCATCGAGCCCTGGGCTGATGTGGAAACAATGGGACCACTAGGCAGGGCGTTGTTTGAGTACGATGAGCCTGCCTATGTTGAATTCGTGGTGGTGAAAGACGGAGAAGTTGCTGTCCATATATATAGCGAAAACGTCAAAGTATCCGCCAACGACAAGGAAAAGCACTTCCAAATGCCGGGAGGCTGGACCTTTATTCAGGAAAGCTGAAATTTCGATTTGACCGGCGTTGCCATCGCCGACGGAGACACGCCGCAAGCGGACGCGTGCGGCCCCATCTACAAATACGTCAGCAACACGCGGCTGCAGCTTGAAAGCAAGGCCGACACGCGCAGCCGCGACGTCGCAAGCCTGGACGATTGGGACGCCATAGCGTTGACCTTTGCCGAGCAGCCGGTGGCGCCGACATCGTCCCAGCAAACCCGAGTTCCTTCAATGCGCGCGCCAAGGCCGCGTTGCTCGGCAACTTGCCACGGAATAGCTCGTGCATTTCCATTTACATGTGGTGTCACCACAGACGCAGTTCCGCCCGGCGGACGCGCGCCTTCGCCCACACAATACGGAAAATCCCACGTCTCCTCAGCGTAATCGGCCGGCCACGACGGTCACCGCGGCCATCCGTGAAGATAAGCCCCACGACTATTTTCTGATTGCAGTCAGTCCGCTGCCCAAGGAATTGAAAATACCAACCTCGAAGAAATGACGGACGAAGAACTTGCAGTCACCCTCAATGCTATTCGATCTCTCATCGCTGCACGGCTTGCAACGTCACCTGGAGAAGGAAGCCAAGCGCCGGGATCAGGAAGTCCATCGCAATGCGAGCCTGGAATTCTTTGCGGTCCAGCAGCTCAAAATCCGGACCAAGAGAGGGTCAATCGAGCCTCTGATCTTCAATCGGGCGCAATCGTACATCCACGATAGGATTGAAGCGCAGCGCGCCGCGACCGGCAAAGTGCGGGCGCTCATCCTCAAGGGCCGCCAGCAGGGCTGCTCGACCTATATCAGCGCGCGCTTCTATCATCGCGCCAGCCGCAACGTCGGCGTGCGCGTCTTCATCCTGACGCATGAGGACCAGGCGACGCAAAACCTGTTTGAAATGGTCGAGCGCTATCACGAGCGTTGCGACGACGAGGTGCGGCCTTCGACCAGCGCCGCCAATGCCAAGGAGCTCTATTTCGACAAGCTCGATTCAGGCTATCGGGTCGGCACCGCCGGCACCAAGGGAGTGGGGCGCTCATCCACGCTGCAGCTCTTCCACGGCTCCGAAGTGGCGTTCTGGCCTTATGCCGAGACTCATGCATCGGGAATCATGCAGGCCATTTCGGATGCGCCGGGCTCCGAATGCATTCTCGAAAGCACGGCCAACGGCGTCGGCAACTTCTTCCATCGCATCTGGCGCGATGCCGAGATGGGGCGCAGCGAATTCATCGCGGTGTTCGTGCCGTGGTACTGGCAGGAGGAATATCGCAAGCCGCCGCCCGCCGATTTCGCCCTCGATGAAGAAGAGCAGGCCTATGCGGCGCTCTATGCGCTCGACAAGGCTCAGATGGCCTGGCGCCGCATCAAGATCGCAGAACTGAAAGATCCTGTTCTGTTCAAGCAGGAATACCCCGCAACCGCGGCCGAGGCGTTCCAGATGTCGGGTCACGACAGCTACATCCCGCCGGCGCTCATCGCCCGCGCGCGCAAGGCGCGCTGCGAGGCTTCGGGACCGCTTGTTATCGGATTCGATCCGGCCTGGATGGGCGGTGATCGTCACGCCATGGCGTGGCGACGCGGCCGCTGTGTCACCAAGGTGGAGAGTCGCGTCAATCTCGACACCATGCAGTCGGCCGGCTGGCTCAAGCAGGTGATCGACGCCGACAAGCCGGCGCGCGCGTTCATCGATATCGGCGGCGTCGGGGTCGGAGTTTATGATCGCATGCGCGAGTGGGGCGAGCCCTATTCCAGGATCGTCGTTCCGGTCAACTTCGGTTCGGCGCCGTTCGAGCC